GTCAATTATGTACCCTTAAGGCCCAAGCTTGTTTAGTCTCGTTATTCGAGCCGCTTGGCACCGACGACGCAGATTGGGGATTACGAAATCCCGGTCGCTTTTCGGTACTACTAATATGTTCCGGGGTTTCTACCCCTATCACGCGGGACCGTCCTGCTCTATGCATCATGAGTATACTCTCGAGGTACCATGAATTATGTTAATCATGTCCATCCGTAACACTCACGCCAAAGCACAACTAAGAAGTCGTGAGACGCCCGATAGACTCGGGATATACACCTATGCGTTTCCACCGAGGAAACAACGAACGGAGACAAAGTCTCAGGGTGAATTCGCCGCCCGAATTACGATATTGCCTGTGTTTTGCCCTCTCGGGTTCCAGGTTAGGTGTGCGGGAGCTTAACCAATTTCCCCCACCGACTACGCACGTGATTGACGCCATGAGTATCTATTTCATGGGCCCTACGCTTCGCCTGGTTATTTAAAACCTGGTGGTCCTAGTCTAGGCACGAACTATCGCTTCGTCGTGATACTTCCTCCCCTGCGCCATCCGGGGTGACTACGCTCAATCATGCTATGAATTATGCCGGCTCTTTAGCCTTACCTGTCTTCAGAGCAACATAGGTACCAAGAAACCGGGATCATTACGGAATCCTTGGAGGTACCACACAATTAAGCGAAACGTGATCAGACCCTTACATTACCAGCAACGAAAAACAGAGGCAGGAACCTCATCGAACTCCAACGATTTGGCACGACGAGTTGCTGCGTTAATTTTATATGCCGGAGGGTCATGACTCCCATATCTGCCACGTTAGGTCACGATATAAAGGGATCCCCTCAACATCCGTTCGTCATCGACTCAACTAACCGTACTCCGGGGCCCATTACGTCCAAAGTCCGTAACGGTTAACACCAGCGTCAATTTCTTGACCGGCACGAAACCGCTTGTTAAGAAAGTACCTTGACAGTTTGCCCAACGGGTCAATGCCTGAAAAGTGTACCTCCCCTCGAAATACGTCGTCGTCAGCTTGCTCCCGCATCTGAATTTCTTCATCAGAAAGCAAGTATCGGACCCTTTTACCCTGCGGTGGTTCATCGAAATCTCGCTGGATTTCAACTTCCACACGGCGAAGCTCTTCATCGTTAGATGCAAACCACCAATTCGCATGCCGAAACTTTCGTTCCTCTGCGCTTATGGTTGATTTCCAACGACCCGACATTGGCAATCGAGATATATCATGTATGGAGTCAACCTCTTCGGTCGGTCCTATGAAACATTGCTCGCAAAACACGGACCCGTCACAAGGACAGTACTCACGCGAATCGACCAGTCCATCGGAGACTTCACTCTCAGAGTCACCTATTTCAGGCTCCTGCGCAACTTCGAGTTCACGTGAAGATCGACTCCAGTGATGAGCTGTTCTCAGTTCGGCGGTACGCCTCTCGAGATTCTCATCGTTAGAATCAAACTCCACCAACGTGTGTCCAGGAACGCGACCGATTTTATCGTCATTGGCCGGGGCATCGATACGACAACCCCTAGTAACCATACGACGATCAGCCTCGTCTCTCAACATGTTTAAGGCCCGCACCTCCGATAAAGATGCTCGTAGCCCTAAACCCATCGGTTCCTTCGCAAAGATCGGCGCATAATTCTTTCGAATCATACTTCGGTACCATCCGAGGTACGTCTCTAAAGCCCTCAACCGGAGTCTCAGCTTTAGATCCGCAACAAACTGGTTACCGCACCGACCGATGTCGACGAAACGTCCGCACGCCAGTAAACCGAATCGTACGACAGGTAGAAGCTCTACCCTGTCACGCAGTGCCCAAAAATAAGTGGAGTTCAACGAAAAGAAATTCCTGTCCACAAAGGTTTTTCCTGAAGATAACTCCAGGCCTAACGTTCCCACACCCGCCTTCCATCGATCGATCGTTTCCAATCGTCCACGGAAGACAATATCATCACCGTTGATTTTCACCAACGTATCCGGAACCTCTTCACGGCTAACAAAATAGCGGAAGGCGACGTAGTTCTGGATGCACAAAAGAGGGAAGGATAGCAAGCTACCCATGAGCTGCCCCCTCTCATGCCGATGAGATTGTCCCTCAGAATCTAAGATTTCCGTCCTTAGAGATCTGAGAGCGAATTGTGGTAGCCAGGTTGGTAAACTCTGTGCTACATTTGCCCTCGCAAAAAAATTATGCAGGATCCTCTCTGCTACCGAAATAGGCAGATTGTCCGTCGCACTGGCATAATCTCCGGAACAAAAATAGGTCCCTCCTAAACGAAGGAACGCCCGAAATTTCGCAATGTCCGCGTCTCCCCGTAACAACCAGTCCTGTTTCGAAATAATATCGTAAAGAACCTTATGCAACGGCCAAAGA